CCTGACAACGTGCGTGATGGCCGGCCGCAAAATCCACTCCTGTCTCTGACTGCCCACGGTTCCCACAGCATTGCCCCCGGTGCCGCCTGGCAAAAAGGCATGTTCGAGCAACGTTCCCGCCGTGTTGACGGTCGGGTCGCGCACCACCGTCACGTCGCTATTATCCGAGCTGTTGCGGTTATGGTTGCGTGGCGTGGTGGCTGTGCCGCCCGTCACCGTTGATACCTCATAGAACTCCGCTTCCGCATCCCCGCCACAGGCTGCCGCCGCGATCATGTGAACGTATTTTGTGGCTGGCGTCAGGGCGAACACGATTGTTCCATTGTCGGCTAGGCTGCCATCATCGGGCGTCTTGTAGGACACAGAGAAGAACTCGCCCTCGTGAATCTCATGATGTACGATGTCAATGGCGTTCAGCGCCCCGGTGATTTCATCGATGCTCAGGGTGTGGGCTGTCTCATAGGTTGCTATTACTAGCGCGTGCGTTCCGTCTCCCATATCGCGGTATTTGGTATTCATCGTCGCCGGTGCGCCGCGCTTCTGATTGACTACGATATTCGCCATTACACCCGCCCCCACCGCTTTTTGAACACCGCCTTGTCATGCGCCCACCAGGGATTGCGTGTCTGCTCCTGCGGCAACCGCTCGTGGTGAACGTACACGTCCTGCACCCAGACCGACTTATAGCCCGCCTCAAACATCCTCATCTCGAAATCACTGTCATCAGCATAGTGCCATAGGTCAGTATTGAGCAAGCCTAGCTCCTTGAACATCTGCGCCTTGATGACCGCCACAACCCACGCTGAGGGCTTGGTCAATTCAACGATGCCCGGCGCCATGCCTGGTGCGCCCGTGTTCTGCGGTTTTGTTCGGCATGGACAGCCGGGCACCGCCACTCCGTAAGACGGATCGGAGTCTACCGCCTCAATCAGCCGCTTGAGCCATCCCTGTTGAAAGCCTGATGTATCATCATTGAGATAGGCGATGTGCTTCGCGCCCCAATCGAGCGCGGCCTTGATCATCACGTTGCCGACGATAATCGCCCCGCGCCGCTCATAGTCCGATGCCAGAATCACCGCCACCGGCACGCCTGCGGTATTCCGCGCCTCGCGGATAGTTTGCGCGGCGTCGATAACCGATAGCGTCGGACAGATTATGACCGTTTCGGCTTCTCTAGAGTCCATACACCCCCCGGCCCCTCTGGTCCTTCACACGGAAAGCCGCATACTAGCCGGCTATCATCCTCGCCCTTGCCCACATCCCACACGAACCAGCCCTCCCGCTTCAGCCATTCCACTTGCTCCCGGTTGACCGTCAAAAACACATAGCGGCAATGCCGTTGCATCCAGGCTAGCGTCTTTTGCGGTAAATCGTATTCTGTCTGGCTATCCAGGTCGGCCCGGTCCCAGCCCCGAAACGTATTTAGCATCATGCACACGTCCACAATCTGCGGCGGCTCATTGTCTACCAATAGCTGCAATGGCGCATGATAAAAGGACGCCCCGGATCGCTCCGCCATTCTGTGCGTCGGGTATCGTAGCAGGTCTATGCCGAAACAATGAGAGCTGCGAAACATGCGAGCGATGTACTGGAGAATTACACCATCACCACAGCACAGGTCAAGCACGCTGAATTGATGCGGCAATAGGTCATTCGTGACCAGTTCGCGCAATGTCCTGGTGATAGACCCGCTCCTGCTGTTTGGATGATCCAGATTCCAGTCCGATGCCCCACAGCGCCGCCAGATTTCCGCTTGCAGGTTGCCGACTGGCGTGCGCGGCCATCTATACAGCTCGTCCACCTCATCAGTGCCTTTTGCCTCTAGCCACATGAGCCATTCTCCTACGCTGTCCATGCTGGCTCCTGTAGCTCCTGCCCTGATACCTGTATGATGTCTCGAAGCGCCCATTTGGCTTTGATGTGTAGGCAATTATATGCCCGCCAGAAAAGCGGGTCATCAGCCATTGACACGAACTCCCTGACTACCTCCTGAAACCAGGACAGCCCCCCGCGCACAAAGTTATGGTGCCAGCCCGGCACTAACGCCCGCCCGATGTTGATGCCGTGCCACGGTCTGAACTGCTCGCTCTGCCAGTTCGCCGGATTGCTGGCGTCGTCGTGGTCGTCGCTCATGTGCGGCGGGAAGTCGAGCCCCGCATCCCTGACAATCTGGTACAACAACCGCTCATCGTAGATGACCGGCTTGCCATCCAGCACGCCGCCGCCGTTCACCCGTACTAAACCATCATACTCTGTGCATTTGTCCATCACCCGATGGATGAAATCCTGCCCGCAGAAGTGCAAGCCGGTCAAGTGTCGGTCTGCAAACCGCTTTGGGTCGCGCAGCATGTTTGAATAGCACAGCCCCAGCGTTTTCATGTGCTGAATATGCTGCTCGTGCAATGGCGGCTCCTGCCGGACAATCATCAGGTCGGCGTCAGTGATGTAAATCCAGTCGAAATCCTTCCAGTGTCTATAACGTTTGTGCGTGAACAGTAGATAGCGCGTCCATGCTGCCCAGCGCGGCGGGTGATGCGCGTATCCCTTCCCGAACTCGCCTTCTACCAGTTCGAGATTGGGCAGCCAGGTTGCCGATTCTTTGAGCCAGTTGGTGCCCGTGTCGGTCAGAAACACCTTTGTCCTATATTCAGGATACGCCCGCCCGATGCAATAGGCCCAGAGCGGGATATAGTGCTGATAGTTTGCGCTAACGCTGGTCGTGACGCATACGCTAGGCATCAACCGGCCTCCTGAACGCGATTAGAGTATCCACTACCCCCAAAAGCTCCCACTGTGCCGATTCTTGCCATTTGTCCACCAACGGCTTGACGGCAAACCGAGCTGGTTCGTAATCGTGAAAAGCCAATACGCCACCGGGTACAATCTTTGGCACATAGGCTGCTAGGTCTTTGCCAAATGCCTCTTCTGAATGGTCTGCGTCGATGAAACAAAAAGCCAGGTCGGGCAAGCTCTCAGCCACCTCCCAGCTCAAGCCCTTCTTCCAGCCCACGTCTGGCGGCAAGTGCTGAATCAAAGCCGCCCGGCACTCATCGTCAACTACCAGCATCTCGCCTCGACCACGGCGACCAATGACCCAGGCCAGCGCGGAGCGGCCATATAACGCCCCGATTTCTACAGCAAGCCCGTCGGGTGCTTTTCGTGCTAAGTCTAGCAGGAACAGCAGCTCCCGCCAGCTTGTCTTGCCCCTGGTGCGCTCTGCCTGTGCTATGGCCTGTACATCCACTGTTCCTGAACCTTCTCCCTCAGATGCGGGAATGTGTCAAGCAAGATTCCACGCAACTCAACCGCCCGCCGCTCCCAGGTGTGGCAGGCTAGCACGTACTGCTTCGCCGTCTGGGCTACAGCTTCCCAATGGCCTCCATCAAGCAGCCATTCCAAGCCAGCTATGACTTCTTCACAATCACTATCATCGAATACGTCCCACGGCTCTGCTTTCTCCTGGTATACGTCCTGCGGCTCATAGAATGGTACATAATGCACCCACGGCTCCCAGCATTCCCCGCTGACTCTCGGCATCGGATTTGACAACAGCGCCGCGCCACAGGCCGCAGTATCGAACATGCGCGGCGGTCGGGTTAGCGGCGAGCGGTTCAGGTGGACGACGACCTTTGTTCGTGCCAGTAGGTCAGGATAGCGAGTATTGGCCGTCCTGCCCCCCAGCCCCATAAACCGATAACCTTTCCTAGTGCAAAAGTTGCCCAGCCACTCCTCAAACGCCTTGCGGCCCCGGTTGTGCCCCCAGATGGCATAGAATCCCACGTCGATGTCGCGCCGGTAGCCACGGTCCCGGTAGTATCGGTCATTGACGCTGTAGGCCAGGCGCCGCGCCTCAAAATCGGTATGCGTCCAGCGGCCTAGGTCGTCATGGTCCAGCAGCACCAGATCGGCCAATTGCCGCGCTTTTTCCAGCCGGTCATGGTAGAAATGGCCTGCCAGCGTCGGGTACAGCACATAGTACACCAGCGGGCTGATGCGCTCGCCCTTCGGCGGCACGATGGTCATGCTGTCCCATTTGCCATCGTCCAGCCAAACCGCGTCCACGTCCTTCCAGACCGAAATGTCCAGCTCGAATGATTTGTCAACCGGGCAATGGAACCATTCTAGCCCCGGCACGGGATAGGCAAACTGACCATCGACGCGCAACTTGTCTCTGTACCAATTATCTCGATGGATGAGCGCCAGCTTGAGCGGTATCATGTCACTTGTCCCTATACATCAGCCCGACATCTGTTAAGCCCGGCTCGAGAAGCGTCTGCCTGTCCCAGCCGTACCTCTCAAAAGCCAGTGGTTGCCAACTTGAGTATTTCCCATTCCACACGTCAATCCCGGCCCGCAGAATCCCGGGCCAATATGCGAAACGTTCTATATCCGGGCTAGCCTTTAGCGCATCTACCAGCCGACTCATCTCTGTAACCTGCTCATGTATTGTCAAGTTCAAGCCAAGCGGTTGCCCGAACTCTGTTAGCCATACTGACGGCGAAGGAATCCCCATTGCTTCACCAATGCCCGCCGCCGCCGCTACACGCTGCATACAAGCCCCGGCACTCGCATAGCAATGCACGCACACCCTGATTCGCTCGGGCGGCATGGCCCAACCCGCCTGCCGTTCAAACTCTCGCCAGAATGCCGGAATCAAGCCCAAATCATTGGCAGGGCATGGCCCTATCCAGATGACCTCTGGATGCGCCTCAGCTAGTGGCACGAATGCACCCACCATTTCCTCTATACTCTCTGTCCTGTATTCCGGCTCATTCCACAGCAGCGTGTAAGATGTCGGCTTCTTGCGCCCCACGTCGCCCCGGCAGGTGATATACTCCACGAATTCATACCCCTCACAGCTTGGCTCTCCGCTATAGTACCAACTCACATTCAGCATATCCAGAAGATCACAGTTCCCAGCGTATAACCCGATACCTTTGGGCACTATGTTTTTTGCCATGAACGGGATATAGTAGCGCCGCGCCATAGCCGCTGAGGACGGATGCGGGACGGTGATGACCCCGCTCACAATGACCGTCATCAGCAGGACCGCGCTACTTGCTGACCTGCAATCCCTCTGCCTTTTCATACTGCCTCACGGTATTCCATGCCGCCTGACTATCTGAACGCTGATACACCTTGCCCCGCCAGCGCCGGGCCGTCATTGGATAATGTTTTATACACACATCATCCCGCTTTTCGTAACGAGTGATGGCATTCCAGGGATAGTTCTCTAAAACATACAATCTGACTGGATAGTCGAACATTGCTCGCAGCAAGGCTCCTTGGTCGCGCTTGCCCCACCTATTCCATTCGGTATGCCAAGCGTGGAAGAACTGCGCCGTGCGCTCATTGCGCTGGAAGGCGAATACCCCACCATTTAACTGGATTAACTCACCAGTTGAAAGCCGGTCAAAGGTATAATCACACTCATCATGATTGTCTGAGCGCTTCATCTGCCAAGCGATGTGATATTTGACTGGATTCTTGGCGATGACCATATCCCAGCCGTCCATTAGCACGTTGAACAGAAACGAAATGTCGGCGCAAACCTCAGTATCAGCATCGAGATACATGACATACTGCCAATCTTGCGGAGCCAACTCATAGATTTTCGTCTTTGCATGTCGGCCGCCGATGTCTACATCATTGCAGCGGATAAACACATCCTCACAACCAAGCGGCTCACTACCAATAAGCCCGACCTCTATATCGGGCATGTATTTCTTGAATGAAGCGATTGCGCCTTGGGCACAGCGCCGGGATGGTTCACCATAGGCCACATAGATAACTCCGCGCTTGCCGTGCCGGTCAGATTCGATATGTGCGCCAGCCTTCATGTCAAGAAGGGCTTGCTTGTGCTCCTCACCCCAACTAGCCGCGTTGTATGGTTCAACTATTGCAGCCAGGTCAGACGCTTCCTGTCTATCACCTAGCGCATTTTCAATTGCCTTGCACATTCCGTTAAAATCCTCGGATTTGTAACGGTATAGCCCATCACCTGTCAGGTCATCTAGTAATCCCACGCCTTCAGGAATCACCACGGGCACGCCGCAGGCCAGCGCCTCTAGCGGCGGCATCGGTACGCCCTCGATTGTGGATGTACACAGGAACAGGTCAAGCGAGTTGTACCAGCCGGGTAGCTCATTCCAGTTGTACATCCTGGTAGGACAGGGCCAGCCACGCCCTGCGCCCACCAACTCGATTCTCTGCCCCAGCTTGGAACCGGCAAGACGGGCAACCAGCTTTTCGCCCTTGCGCCCGCCAGGATGAACGAACCCGCTGACTCCGACTTTCGGCTTCTCATTGTCCGGCTTGTTACCGATTTTGAACTGCTCGTGTACAGCAGGATGCGGACACAGAACCGCCGGCCCATAGGCGCTCAGTTCGTCCATATATTGACGCGCTGCTGTGATTCTCAGGTCAGCGTTTTGCGCTGCCAGCTCCCACCAAAAGAGCTTCCATTCCTGGTGAGATTCCTTGTGCGTGAACCAGGCGCTAACGGGCGTTAGGTGCCAATCGCTGAACTTCTCGCCAAACTCGATATAGCAGATAAAATGGTTCGCGTCGTGCTTGGCGCTGGGTGATTTGGTGTAGCTCCAGCCGGTCGCATTAGATAAAGCTTGCGCTTGTCGGTCTAGGATGTTGTTTTTGCCTTTGTCGCTGTACACGATGTTGACTTTCACTACCTGACAGCCCTCCCGAATCTGTGGTCTACCAACTCACCACCGTTGTATGCACGACCTAACAGCCATAGTCGTATTGGGCATATCTGAATTGCCCGCACCAGCGCCGCCTGGTCAACGTGCGCGAACCGCTGCCATTCTGTGCGCCATGTTTCAAAAAACTGGAGGATGCGCTCACATCGCCGCACGTAGAACACGCCTCCCTGCAATGACAGCAGAATCGCCGGCCTGCTGTATGTTGCCGCCCGTTCTTCATCTGACGCCTGCCAAAGCCAATTGGTCTGCTGGTGTTTGCTAGCCGTGATTGCCATATCCCAGCCATCGTCTAGAATGTCGAATCCTGCCGACAGGTCGCCTTTTACCCGTGTATCCGCATCCAGGTACAGCCAGCGGTCCCACGGTGCAAGTTGGTCCTGATTCAGTTTGGCCCACCGTGCGCCCCAGCCTGGTCTATCGAATCGCCAGATCATGTCTGCGCCTTCGACGGGGCTGTCTGAGATTGCCATCACGGGCCAGTCGTGGTATTGGCGGAGGGAGCCAATCATCGCTTCTGCCTCTGTTACCGCTTTGCCTCCATAGGCGACAACTATCACGCCGTTGTCGGTGCCCATTGGCCCGTCCACGTCACTGGCAGCGCCAGTATGAGCGGCTTGACCCTGTACAGGCTCCGCAGAAATGACAGCCGCGTGTATTCGCCCTCGCCCTCCCAGACTTCGAGCAGCCGGCGCGTATTCTCACAGCGCCGCATCACCATGAAGCGGATGTCGTAGAGCGGCACGCGCAGGTCACGAACGACCTTCTCAGTATACGTCCGCTCCTCATCGCTCATGTCCTCATCCCGCGCTAGGTGACGATAGTCCCACATCGGGACAGCTAGTTCCCAGCGGTTCACCAACCCAAACCCAATAGCGAAAAAAGCCAGGTTGACCGATGCGTCTGAGGACCAGAATGCCGTCTTGTGCCAGCGCATTTCCCAAATGCCATCACGGGAAACGTCTACGCCGACCTCCGGGTCATCGCCAGAGCCGAACACCATAATGCCGCTGGTGCCCTCTGGCTCCTCTACGGCGACGGTTTCAGGGAATGGCGAGATCGCCTTTCCCTCTGCAACCAAGTGGAGCGCAAACTGCTTGCCAACATGAATCCAATCGCCGGGATGATATTGCGTCATCTTGCCGCGTTCTTCTATGTGCGTGGATTGTGTCAACTGCACCCAGACTGCCATTCATTGCTCCTTACAAGGCGCGGGGCGCCCGTTGCCTACCGCATAGGCTGGAATCACCCCGCGCCAGGCTCAAACTACGTCACGATCTCGTCCCAGCCGGTCGTCGGACCAGGCGGGAACCGAGGCACGACGCCGAAGATAAAGACGCCGTAGTCGTTGGCCGCACCGTTGACGGTCTGCACGCGGATGTGGTCAAAGCCGCCATCAACGTCTAGCTCCTCCGTCTGAAGCTCGATGATGCACTTGCTCTGGTCGTCGGTGGCCGTCAACTGCGTGATTGCCTTGCCCGCCACGACCTTTGCACCAGCACCGGCTGCGTTCGTCGCCTGCCAGACAGCCGCATCGAGCGTGCCAGCCAGGTTGCCCGCGAACACCATCACGACGGCGCGATGGTAGTTTGCCAGGCTCACCCACTCCGTCGATTCGCCGCCCGCGTGCGCTGCAACGTCCAGCGCATCGAGCATGATATTAACCTCAGTGAATCGGTTGGTATAGTCTGCCATTGTTCAAAACCTCCTAACTGCCGGTCGCAGCGTCGAGGATCACGAAGGGGCTAACCTGCGTGGTCCCATCGGAATAGTACACCGGCTGAGACAGCCACGGTTGACCGTCTACCCGATGCACACCGCGCCAGACCGTCAGGTCATAGCGGAATTTGTCGTGCTTGCTGGCATCGATGGTCGTGGCGCTCCTATCTCCAATGAGGTAGTATCGCCAGTCGGCCAGAATCACGTCTCCACGGTTGCCAATCAGCGGGCAGTGCTCGTTGTAGAACACTGGATAGCCGAACAGCGTGCCCGGCATCCCGTCACGCGCCGAAGGCATGAACACATAGGACGGATTCGCAGCCGGACCGTTGAGCTGCATCAGGCTAGGCAGTGCCGAGCGGGTAATAAACCATACCGGGTTGCCGTAGCTATGCTCAAGCATGTTGATCAGGTCCACAAGGCCAATCGCACCAGCGGCGGCCCTGGCCTGCACGAACGTCGCACCAGCGTTGATGACACCAAGCGGTTGCCCCGCTCCGGTGCCGTTCACGAACGCCTCCTCCTCGTACCAGTTGATTGCGCCGGTGAAAAGCTGAGTCAGCAGGGCTTCCAGGGAAACCGCGCTATCCTCAAGCAACTCATCCGATGCTTCGGTCAGGGTAACGAGCTTGTGAGCGACAAGGTTGATCTGGCGGAAAGCCGGGTCTGATTCCGTCTTGTATTGGCCCTCTTCCGTCCAGTAGCCGATGACCCCGCCGAACCAGGCAGGTTGCCCGCTTGTGGTGTTGGTCTGGTCAAGCGTAGGCCATTGGATCTGTCGGCGCCGCATAGGAACCCGTGTCGCCCTCGGTCGCACCATCTGCTCCGGTGCAGGCAGGTTCAGAAGGTCGGTACGCTGCTCGATGGGCACCAGAAAGCCGCCCGATGCGCCGACATTCTCTACGAGATCCTTTTTCTCCGCGCTCTTGGACTCAACCCAGCCGGTCGCGTTTGGTGATGTCGCTGGCTCCTCGCGGTCGTGCCACGCCTTCAGGCGCGGGTCATACCCGTTCTGAAAGCGCGCCTTCCAGACCATCGCGGCGAATTCGCCCAGCGACTTGAAGCCGGAAGCGTTCAGCGCCGGGGTCTTGGGCTTGGGCTGCTCGAAAGCCGCCTTTGCCTCATCCAGCGAGCGCATCGCACTCACTCGATTTTTGATATTGACGACCTCAGCCGTCAACTTGTGAAACTTCTCGATGTCTTCCCCGCTAGCATCCTCTTTGACCGCCAGCTCTTGCGCCTGGACAATCAAAGCATTAGCCTGCTGGAGAAGTTCTGATTCTTTGGTTTGCAGGTTCATAGTTTATTCCACCTCCAGATGTCGCATTTCTGTTGCCAATTGTTCCAACATCGCCAATCGCTCCTCCGTGGGTGGAATATCCGGCCCGGCGGCATCGTCCTCTGGCGTATCGTCAGCGGCCTGCTCTGGGTCAGCAGGTGCGTCAAGATCATTCTGCGTTGGCGCGAGATGCGCCTGTAGCATTTCGGTCAGTTGGTCAAAGCGTCCCATGATGAGCTGCATGTCATCCTCTTTCAGCGTTAGGTCAGGGGCAGATTCCTTATCCGCTGCTTCCGGCTCATTGGCGTACAGCGCCCGCATCTGAGCAAGTGCCTCTTCCTGGCTGTCGAAACAACCCAACGCCTCACCGTCTGGTCTGCCGGTCTGCGTGCTGACCTTGTAGACGCAATACTGCCCATCCTGCTCAAAGATATTCCACGGCTTTTCCTCAGTCGGGCTAGTCTTGGCGCTGACCGTCATTGTGGCATCATTCATGCCCCAGATAACAGGCGACAATTCGTACAGCTTCACCGTGCGCAGGTTGCGAATCGTTACGTCCTTGCCGTCCTGTTTGACCGTGCTGTAATCATGGTCCAGCGCATCATAGCCGAACGACCATTCACCCACGACACCCGCTTTGATGCGTTTGAACGCGCCGTCACCCTCTGGCGTGTCCATCAGGAATTGCACCTTGGCCCACGCGCCGCCGGTCGCCTCGGGATAGGCGTCTAAAACGCCCTGCGGCAATTCGCTTTTGTTTAACTCTCGAAGTTCAAGCGGCTTGCCTATGACATCCCGCACCGACCGCGCCTGGTGATGGTCCAAGACCTTGACCTTGCGCCCTCGCTCCTGGAATGTCTTGGAGAACGCGCCGGGATGAATCATGTCATTGCCCAGATCCACGTTGCCCATCACGGCAAACACGGTTTCCACGATGCCCTCGTCGCTGGTCTTGGTGCTGAATGCCGTTGTTGTTTTATGTTCCATCTGTAACCCCCCGTCGTAGCTCTTTCCACTCCTTGCGAATCTCAGCCGTGCGCTTGATAATCACGCCCTGTTCCTCTAGCTCCCGTTCTAGCGCGTCGAGGAACATCAGCACGGCTTGTCGAACCGCCATCCAAAATTGGGTACTCATCCATCCCACCGTGGCAGCGGCGTCATGGTCGTTGTGTCTTTGAACTCAGACGGCCCCCAAGCCTGGCGTAAATCGTTGACATCTCGCAACATGCGCCCATGCATAACTGTCCATTCCTGCCCCGGCCATAGCTCACCGAGCTTTTGCCGAAGCCGGTCCATTTCGTGCGCGTCCAGCGTGCGGGTGATGATGATGGTGTTGTCGTTCATTCGACTTCCTCCAGAACGGGAATCGTCGTGCATCGGCAGTTGATGGTGTTCCACGGTTGGCCGCTCGGGTCGCCGGGGTAGCGCAACTGCTCACCACCTACAGTAAAACTATCCTGCACCGCTCGCACTTGCCCGTTCACAATTCTATGGTCTGTCTTGCCACCTGTGTTTTCCAAGGTTCTCACTCGATTGTCAAGCGTGCTCAACCATTCCTTTTTTTTTATGCCCCAATCTGCATATAGCCTTTCAGTGCCAGCATTGCTTGACCGCATTGTCTCAGTTCGGGCAATCATCTCAGTTCGATACGCGGGCTGCCGGTCGCAAAACCACTTTTGCCAAGCGGTCAGGTTTTCGGCGCGACAGTCTACCCGCTCATTCTTGATGTAGGTATCGAATAGCTGGGCCATCGATTTTTGCATATCAGGAATCGACCAGCCTTCACGCTGCGCCGTCTGAAGCATGTCAACAATGTCCTTATTGGTTGTGTCCATGATAGGCTGGGCAAAGTCAATCAGATAACCGTCAAACCAGCCAATCGCCTCCAGGTTCTGAACATTGAATTGCATTCCCAGCATCGCGGCCCATTCCTCGCCCTGCGCCGTGACAACGCCCTTCACCAGTGGCAGGAATGCAGAGCGCCAATCGTCGCCCGCTTGCCGTAGGTAGTCCATGACCTCCTCGTCGTAGGTGGACCAGTTGACGGTTGCCTTCTCCTGCTGTGCCTTCTGTTTCACCACCGAAAGCAGCGCCAGCAGGTCGCGCTTCTCCTTCTCGAACACGTCAGCGGCGGCATCGGCAAACTTGCGCTCCCAGCTCTGGGCGATGCGGTCGAACCGCTTCCAGTGCTGCGCCTTGGCGTCCAGCGTCCAGCCTTTGCCCTCTTGCCGTTCTTCCTCCTCGTCCTCCTCCGCGGCGGGTGAACCGGCTTCCGTATCGCCTGACTCCGTTGACTCTGTGTCGCCTGACTCAATCTGTGGCTTGTCCGGCGTCACGTCAATCATCGGCGCGGCCACAGTGCCCAGTACAGGCATCACATTGATGGGCAGATAGCCCACGTCGCCGGTCGGGTCCACGTCCTGAACAGGTAAGCCGACGATGCCGTATGCCTTGTTGCGAGGTTCGCCCATGCTCCACAGCTTATAAGCTGCTTCGACTAACTGTGCTATATCCTGTTGCAGCGCGGGCACCTTGGAGGTATCGAACATGACAAAGCTGCCGTCCTCGGGGTTCAGATAATACTGATACTCCGATTCAAACAGCCGCATCTCTGGCACCATTGTATCCTGCCAGAACATCTTGCGCGCCTCGGCCTTGTTCGTGTAGGTGGCTGCCGATAGCGCCCCGCGTGTCTCCAGTAGAATCAGCGGCACGCCAAACGGCGCGGCGATGCGTGATTCGTTGCGCCCGTCTAGTGCCTCAAATCCCATCTCGTCGAAGCTCAACCCGACCTGCTGGTACTTCATGCCCTTTTCCATAATCACCGGGTCGGTCCAGTTGTCTACCCCGCCGTATTTCTCAAGCCACCGCTCGCGCATCCTGGCAATGTCCATTTCGTCCAGGTAAGATTCATCGGTAGACAGCAAACCGGCTGGCATTGCGCCGCTCTGGAAAAACATCTTGAGGTAGCGCGTGATGTCGTTGTCCACATCAGCGGTCTGCGCCATCGGCACGACAGGCGATAGCCCCCAGCCCATGCCAGCCAGCGGATCGCCAGGGTTGGGCAGCTTGATGTGAATCAAATCTTCAGGAAGAATCGGTATACCATCTTCCCACGTCTTACCCTCTGGAACATATACATAACCCTTGAGAATCGGCTTAGTGCGATCGGGAATGATGGTGACGCGATCGGAGCGCAGATGATACATCGCCGCCGGGATGCCCTGCTGTGGTGCATTCTGCCGGTCAAGGAAAATAAAGTCATTGCCCAACAAATTCAGATAGACCTCACCCTGCCCCTGGAACACCTCCCAGGACTGAAAAGCATTCGGCCGCTTGCACAGCCGGGCCAATGGTCGCTCTGGCGGCAAGACCTCCGGGTCGTCGTGTGTGCCGTGATAGGCGCGGAGCGGCGCGAGCTGCATACTCCTGACCTTGAACATGATCGCGCTGTAGATGACCGCGTTCAGCTCCCAGCCTTCATCAATGTAATTCTGTTCGTCAATAATGGACCACTGAGGCTGTCCGGCTCTCCAGGTGGGCCAGATGTACGGCGCCGCCTTCGTGCTAGGAGCGACACCGGGCCAGCCCTGGTTGAAAAATCGCAGGGCGAGCCGCAGCCGCTCCCAGACAGAAGGTGTGTTGTCAGCCAATGTAGAGCCTCCGCTTATCGACAGCCATCAGCACGTAGCGCAGGGCATCCATTGCGTGATCGTTTGTCTTGTCCGGCTCGTCTTTCAGTTCCCCGTCCCGCTGCTGTTTCCAGCAGTAAGATTCAAACTCTGCAATTGTGTTGACACAGGACGGGTCAATATACAATCGCCGCCGCCCGTCGCCCGCGTCCACCAATCGAGCCTTGACTTTCTGGATGCCCTCTGAAACTGCGTTGTCTGCCCCCCTGACAGGTAGCCCAGCGCGGCCCATTGCGTGAATATTTGCCGGTTCCGATGGGTCACACTGGAATACCTGAACATTCCATTTCTGTTGCAACTGCGCTGCTGCTTCTGTTACGTCGCCAATGAGCTTGCGCCGTTGGTAGTATTCATCGACAATCCAGGCCCGCCCGTCACCGTCCAGTCCCAGCACCAGAATCACCGCCGGATTCGTGTATCCCCAGTCCACGCCAGCCACCACACGAACGAACTTGTCAGGTGCTCGCTTGACGTGAATCTCGCGGTCAAACTCCTCGTATATCAGCCCTTCGAAAGCGACAAATTCGCCGCTCAACTCCTGGCGGGCAAAACTGCCCACATAGGACGCTTCCAGGTCAGTGACGAACTCAGGTGCTAGGTACGGGTTGTCTTGCGTCGAGGCGCGAAAAATGGCATAGCCGCCGCGCTGCTTCTCCACGAATTCCGACCAGACCCAGTTGCGGCCCTTCGGCGTAGTCGTGATCCAACACGGCCCCGCCTTCCCTGCCTCACGCAAGCGGCCGAGGATGATGGGCCAGGTCATCTTGTGGCAGAGCGCCGCCTCGTCAATGTAGCCCCATGACAGGTTCGGGCCGCGTAGCCGTTCAGGGTCATCGGCGCTTCGGAATAGCACCTCGCCATTGCCGACTGTCGCCCGCATCTCGCCCTTGTGAAAATCCACCACGGCGCCATTACACACGTCCATGAATGTTCGCAGCGTAGCGTCTCTGAGCATCGGATAGGTCGGTGCCACAACTAGCCCCAACCCCGCATCTTGGCATTGCGCCAGCGCCTTGCAGCAGCCGGCAAAGGTCTTGCCCGAGCCGATACCGCCGACGAACGCGGTGAACCGTTCCTCAGCGGTCAGGAATTGATATTGCGCTCGATAGAACTCAATCTCCCTGGTCGCTGTCATCGCGTAATTTAAAAACTACAGTGAGCGGGCTATTATCTGGCCCGCTGATTTCCTGCTTTTGTTTGGCTTTGCCCATCTCCCATTCAATGATTTCCGTGGCAACGCCCTGGCGCGTTTGTTCCTTGTTGCTGTCCAGACCTGCCACCTTGACGGCCATCGCCTTTGCTAGATTGCGGCGGCGCAGTTCGGAGGCGACAATGACACCATCGAGGGCCATCATTTTGACAGCCTCATCAATCGGGACACCTTTGTACTTCCAACCTTTCACCGTCTCGGGACTGATGCCGATAGCCTCCGCCGTCTCCTTATCCGTGCCATGTTCTTGCCGTGCAACAATGAAGCGGATTTGATCGGTTGTCAGGTTCCCAACCGTCTCCGCTAGTTGTTCAGAAGTGGGTTGCGGTGCGTTTTCGTGCTTTTTCGTGCCCACCACCTGACTCCGGCTCAACCGTCACCCGTAACACCATCTGCCGCCAAAGCAGCAGTTTCATCGCCTCGCCCATCTCGGATTCTGGAATGTCAAGCTGAATCCGCGCCCCGTTCCCGTCGCCGTGGATTTTGATAGCCGTCTGGATAGACGGAAACGCTGCCAGGAATGAGGCTTTCTCACTCACATTTCCTCCTACCGGGGCCGTGCTATCTGCGCGGAAAGGAGACGCGCACACGGCCCCGGCGCACAAGGAGGAAGAGTTGTAAGCCTGGGTGCCCCTTCCCAGAACTACCAACAGATTTGGTCAGTCTATCAAGAATTGTGGTCAATCTTCCCGCCCCTGACCCCACACACTAACAGCTACGCCCTCGGCGCTGATAGGTGTACCTCCCTCGTCAATCACCCAGTATACACGGCAGTTTCGCCGCAGGTCTGGGTCAAATCGCCTGTCCGTTGCCAGTCGTCTAGCACTGACCAAATCATTCAG